ACCTTGGGGTGGATCTACATATGGTACACAAATAAAAAATTATCCTGTTCAAGGTTTTGCAACAGCAGATATTGTACCACTTGCTTGCATAAATATATATAAACTTATGCAAAAACAAAAGGTAAAAAGTTTACTTATAAATACAGTTCATGATTCTATTGTAGCTGATATTTATCCTGGAGAAGAAGACGTGATGAGTAAAATATTTAAACAGGGCACAGCAGATGTAATACCTGCACTTAAACAGTATTACAAAATTAATTTTAATGTTCCACTTGACACTGACCTTAAAATTGGTTACGATTGGTTAAATATGAAGGAGGTAAACTAATGCATATAGATAAATATAAAATATTTTCCATGGATTATACTTGGAAAAATGGTAAACAAAGTAAAAATACTTCAGTGCAACAAATGATGACATCTGATGAATGTATAATGGGTAGAACTTTTATACAATTATTATCTGATCTTGATCAAGCGTGGCATCAACATGGTTGTGGTAAAACTTGTAAAGTAGAAGTTACATTTGAACCATACGAACATAAGGATAATTAATATGACCAAAGAAATAGATGTATTAGAAACTATGGATGATTATTATGATGATCAGTATTCTGCTTTTCTAGAATACACTGCACTAAAAGATCAATGCATGATAGAACCAACAACACTGTATTTGGATAATAACCATGAATTTTTTTCAGAATGGAAATACTTTGCGCAGTCTGATGGTTTAGATGTTAAAATAATAAAAGGAGATACAAAAATATGTTAGCTAAATTATTTACATACTTATGTGGATGTGCGACACTTTGCGTTATATTTTTAATGATATATTTAACAATAAGTTTATTTTTTTATTGATTTTTTATTTAAAATATGATATACAATAATTTAAAAATAGGAGGACAAAATGTCTGATAATAACTTAGTAAATATAAAAGGAATGTCTGATGAGCAAATTATGCAAGCCATTGGGCAAGACGATGGTTCTAATATGGGTACAAATATACCTAGACTATCGATCAATAGAACACCAGAAGATGACGATGGTAATCAATTACCAGTTGGTCATTTTTCTACATACGATTCAAATGTAGGTCAAAATGTTTATGGTAAACCAATTACATTTAGGCCATTCGTAAGTGCAATGCAATATATGCACTATGATGCAGATAAAGGAGAGTATGTTAATAGATCTATTATATTTAAAAGCTGGAAAGAAGAAGCTATAGATATTCTTGGTGGCACAAGATGTGGCAAGATCCCTTTTAAAGATAGATCAACTCTAACACCCGAAGAGTTAGAGCAACAAAGAACAATAAGATGTTATAAACTTGTGTATGGCTTATTGTCTTTTAATAATGGTAAAACTGCACAAGGTAATGCTCATAATGTAGAAAATTTACCTGCATTATATAGAGTAACTGGTACTGCATTTTCACCAGTGAGTGCTGCTTTAGATCAATTGAAAAAAAGAAAAAAACTTATGTTTAATTGTACATTTACAATAGATACTAAAAGGCAAAAAAAAGGTGGTAATGTTTTTTATATTCCAGAGATAAGTGTAAATGCTGATGAAAATTTACAATTGTCTGATATAGATATGGAAACACTAAAAGTATTTCAAGATTCTATTAATACAGAGAATACTGAAATAATTGCTGGTTATAATAAAGCAAAAAATAGTAAATCAAATAGTGGAGATAAGATAGATGCAAAGATTGTTGAAGAAGTTAATGAAGATTCTCCAGAAGAAATCTTAGCATCATAATGAATACTATACTTTTACAAGTTCAAAAGTATCTTGATAATGTGTCAAAGTCTCCTGTAAAACTTGATGCAAAGTTAGTTCAAGAGTTTGGTGAGGCGTGTAAAAACGCCTTACTTAAACAGTTTGAAGAAAATAGAAATAATAAGTTTGAACCTAGAATGTCAAATATAGGTAGACCTTTATGCCAATTACAGATGGAAGCTAAAGGTATTAAAGGAGAAGGACAACCTTATAATGTAAAAATGAGAAATACATTTGGGGATATAATAGAAGCATTGGCAATATTAGTTATGAAATCAGCTGGTGTAAATATTAAGAATGAACAAAAAAAAGTTACATATAAATTTAATGGAGATAAAATTGAAGGTAGACAAGACGTTGAAATTGATGGAAAAATTTGGGATATTAAAAGTGCATCACCATATTCATTTGAAAAAAAATTTGGAGAAGCAGGAGGATTTAATGAAGTTGTTAAAGAAGATTCATTTGGTTATGCATCACAAGGTTTTTTATATGGCGAAAGTCAAAAAAAAGATTTTGGTGGTTGGATAGTAATTAATAAATCTACAGGTGAATGGACAGTATGTGAAACACCACAGTCTATAGAAGAGCATAAAGCTACAGCTTTAAAACTTGCTAAGAATAATTTTAAATCATTAAAAGATAATGAACCTTTTAAAAAATGTTACACAGATGTAGCAGAAACTTTTAGAACTAAACCTACTGGTAATAGAATTTTGGGCTTTGTATGTTCTTATTGCCCATATAAACTTCCTTGTTGGGGAAGAGACAAATTGCAGTTGCTACCGCAGCAGCAATCTAAAGGTAAAAATCCTAAATGGGTTTGGTATACTTCTGTTACAAACCCAAAAGAGGAGACTAAAGAGTTTAATGGTGGATAGTTTAAGGGGTCTATTCACCATTGACTCTTTAAGTTTTATAATATGTATTTATATTTTGTAGTGTTTAAAAATAAAAAAGATAAAGAATATAAATTGTTTACTAATACAGTATTTGATAAAGAAAATGAAGCAGAAGAGTTTGGTAAAAAAAGTATGAAAAGAAACTATGAACATAAAGTATTAGAGTACAATAGCAAAAATTATAACAGGTATTGGAATGAAAAATAAAAAAAAAGGTATGCTTAATTATATAAATTCTGTTAAGGTTATAGTTCAGCCTTGGCAAAAAGGTTTTAATTGTAGTATTGTTATGGATAGTAAATCTAAGATGACTACAGAAGAATATGAATTATGTTCTACAATAGCAAGAGGCATGATAAAAATGGCAACTACTGACCCTCATTCAACGTTTCTATGGGGCCTTCGTGGATATGCTGAAGATAAAAAGAAAAACAAAAAAGATCTAACTATTAGTTCTATCGCAGAATTTGATGATAATTCTAATGTTATAGATTTTCTTGAGTTTTTAAAAACGAAACGAGATAAGGAGTTAAACTAGTGGCAACACATTTAGTTATAGGTGACCCTCATTGCACACCTAAAGCAAGCAATGAAAGATTTCTGTGGGCGGGTAGATTAGCAGAAGATTATAAAGTTACTCATGTAATATGTATGGGAGATTTTTGTAGTATGGATTCTCTATCTTCATATGATAGAGGTAAAAAATCTTTTGAAGGTAGAAGATATCAAAAAGATATGGATCATTCTCATGAAGCATTATCTTTATTTAATAAAGGTTTAGGTAAACACAAACCTAAAAAGATTATGTTACATGGTAATCACGAAGATAGGATTGATAGATTTGTAGATGAAAATCCAGAGTTAGATGGCACACTTAAAATTAGTGATCTTAAATTTAAAGAATATGGTTGGCAAGAAATACCTTATAAAAAAATTAAAGTTATAAATGGTGTACACTATTGTCACCACTTACCATCTGGTATTATGGGTAGTGCAATATCTGGTGAAAATATTGCAAGAAGTATATTGACAAAGCATAAAGTTTCTGCTAGTGTAGGCCATAGTCATTTATTAGATTATGCAGTATCAACATTACCTAATGGTAAAAAATTACATGCTTTATCTGCTGGATGCTATTTAAATCATACAGAACATTTTGCTAGAGATACTCAGCATATGTGGTGGAGTGGTTTAATTATTAAGAAAGAAGTTAAAGATGGTAATTATAACATGGAGTTAATAGATATAAAAACTATTAGGAGAGAGTATGGACGAAGATAAGACATTTGAGAATGAAGTAAAACGTGATAATGTAAATGCACCATTACATTACTTACATGGTAAAAAAGAAACTATTGATGTTATCCGTGATTGCATGACGAGTGATGAGTTTCATGGATATCTTAAAGGTAATATATTGAAGTATGTTTCAAGATATAAATTTAAAGGTGAACCACTAGAAGATTTGCAAAAAGGTCAGTGGTATCTAAATAGATTAATCAAGGAGGTTAATAATGGGTCAAGTTAAACAAGCACTACTAGAAGTAGAAGATTTCGTTGCAGGTTGTTTGCGTCAAGGTAGAACGCTAAATCAAACTATACGAGATGCTAGAGAATCTAAGGCAGCAAAAACTAATCCTTATTTTGATAGTGAGGATTTAATAGAAAATAAATACTACCAATTTAAAGGAGCAGAATAATGCGTGATATGTTTATAGAGGCACTAAGAAAAAAATATGAAGCTGATATAAGTGTAGCTAAAGCTACAATACAAGTATATATGGACAAAGCTGTAGGTATTGGTGAGCACCCACAGTTTGTACATGAGATAGATAAGCAACTAGATATTATTGCTACAGCTGAAGAAAAAATAGAAGTACTAACAAAGCATTATCCAGTGGATGATGATATACCATTTTAATAGGAGGATTAATGGCTGAGCAAAAGAAAGAAACACAAAAAGCAATACCTAGAATATATCATATAGATTCTGAAAAATTAATGGATATTATGAGGTATCTAATGACAAGACCATATGGTGAGGTTGTTAAATTGATGAACTCTCTATCTACACTTACACCTGTAAATTTAGATGGAGGGAAAGATGACGGAAAAAAATAATAACAAATATTATACTGGGTTATTATTTGAATTAAAAATAGGACTAAATGAAAAAAATACTATTGTAATAGATTATGGAGGTAAACCTGTAGGTAAAATAAGAGAAGCATTAAAAGGTTTACCTTACCATGGTAATCTATGTGCTGCCATAATAAATCATGCTAACTCCGTAGGTAAAAAATTAGAAGATGATATTAAACAAATTATACAAAAGATTTAAAGTTTTGGTTGACCAAAAAAAAAGACACCTAGAGTAAAACTCTAAGTGTCTTGTTGTTGCCTGCGAGGGGAGTCTTTATGGCTCCCCTTTTTATTTTAAGTTATTCTATTTTAAATTATTCATTTGAGATTTTATAGGCTTTTCACTAGGAAAAATTAGTTTACCTGTATCATCTTTTGGATTCATAAAATCTAAAATTTTTGTAATATATACATCTTTTAAAAACTCTGTATAATTTTCTTTCTCAGCATATTTACCTAAAGAATCAAAATAATTTAGTGTATCATCACCTCGTGCTACAGATTCTCTTATACCTGCATAATTAGATCCAGTTTTCATAAGTTCTAAAAATCCTTTTATACTATCCTCTGCATTATTAAATGCCCTAACTTTAGCTTTTTTATCTGGATCTTGTGATAGTATAAATGATTGATCACCTATAGCTTGTATACCAAAAAAATTATTTGCTCTTTTAGCTGTGTCAGCACCTTCAAAATTAAAATTACCAGTTTCAACTGCAGCTATTGTAAGAATAAAATCATCAGGAACATTAGCCTCAAATGAATCTGGGCTATATTGAGATTTAACTTCTTTTATTTTTTTAAGAAAATCTCTATGTTTTCCGTATTCATCCATAGTTCCGTGTAATAATAGTAAACTAACAATTCCAAGCACGAAGTGCTTTATTAATTCTTGAATTTGGATCATTAGCTGTTTTAGCAGATGTTAATTTTTTTTTCATGCCTTTCATACGAGCACAAAAACTAGCACGTCTTTTATTTCCTACCTTTTTACTAGGGGCCTTTAAGTTACCTCCAGTTGCACGATTGTATGAATCTCTGCCTTTTTGATTAAGGCCACCTTTAGGATTCTTACCTTCTTTTCTTTGCCATGCTGGTGTCTTTGCCATTATTTTTTACCTTTAACTGTCATTGCTGCACGTTTAAATTGTGCAGCAGTGGGTGCACCTTTAGCACCTTTCTTTCTCATTTTTTCACCACGCTTTCTTTTAGCATGGATATTAGCATAAAGTCCTTTTCTCATTATACTTTCTTCGCTAATTTTTTATTTATTTTTCTTTGTACTGCTTCTGGTAACTTAGAAAAACCTTTGTGTTTTTTAGGCACACTTTTTTTCTTCATACCATTTTTCATACCATTTTTCATTTTCATACCATTTTTCATCATTAGCTATATCTCCTATATTTAGCTGTTTTTTTTGCAATTGCTTTCGGTTGCCTCACATGTTGTTTGCCCTTTTTTGTTCCTTGGCGTTTTGCTCTTGTCGTTGCCGCATACTCTGCAGATGACATTGCTTTTATAGCTTTTTCTGGTAAATATCTTTCTCCAGTTTCTGATGATTTTTTGCCAGATTTTGTTCGCCATTTTTGCTTGCTCCACGCTTTTAAACTTCTTTGACTCTTTGCGAGTGCCATTATGTTTTTCTCCCTTTTCTTATGCTTTCTTTTCCCTTTTTAAATATAGATGCCACCTGTGTTTTACCCATAACCTTTGCTCTTTGTTCTCCAACAGTTAATATTTGGATTTTTCTTGCAAATGGTTTAGATATCTTTTTAACTTTTGCAACAGTCTTACGAGCATCAGCAGGAGTTGCAAACTTAATTCCAACAGTATCTTTAGGATTCTCATCTGTATAAAGCCTCCTACCAGATCCTTTTGGTTTTTTACCTGTACCTACTTTAGGATCTCTTTTTTTTGCCATAAGATTTCATTTCTTTAATATGATTCTCAATAACTTTACTTTGTTTTTTATGTAAAGCTGATGCTTTCTTTAATGCTTTAGCAACTTTTTTTATTTTCTTAACCATGTTTATATTTATCTCTCCAATAATTTTTTCTTTGTAGTAATCTAACTTTATATTCTAAATCAGTAATACCTAATATTTTTTTAATAAAAGTTATCATTACTTATAGCCCCCACCAGCTGCCTTGTATTTTTTAGCTAGCATCTGGGCTTTTCTTGCTGACCATTGTCCAGGCTTTC